GCGTTGATGTCGTTGTCCGCCGTGGCAACCCGCAGGTCAGTCTTCATCAGGCGCTCAATGATGAATTGTGACTGGGTAGGCACCACAGCCTTCAAAACACGAGAGTTGATCAGAAGACCACGCTCATCAGTCCACTGAGAGATCTGGATGATCGCATTCTCAAGCGCAGTCTCATTGAGGTCCGATGGGACAGCAGGAGTGTTGGAGTTCACACCGCCACCAACCAGGGGGTGCTGTGTGCTGAACAGAGCGACGCCATCACCACCAGCAAAGGAGGCATTGAAACCGTTGTTCAGCACTGCAGCGGCTTTGACCTGCTTGGTGTTGGCCATGGCGCGGGCCAGGGCTTTGGTGTAGCGAGCCGCGACGGAGGCGTAAAGGTTGTCTTCTACGGCTTCCTCGGTAATCGAAAAGCCCAACACCACAGTCTCATGGACATAGCGCGAAGTGAACGCCTCCTGTGCGTTGTCAAAGGCCATAGCAGCGCCTTCAGCTTTCACTGGGGCGGCGGCAAAGCCAGACAGCTTCACTTCTTCTTCAAAGGAGCGATCGCTGGACTCGGTCTCGAAGATCTCTTTGTGCTCTTCGATGTAGGTTTTATACTCCAGGCCGAACAGGGCGTTCAGGCCGGGGAGCAGCTCTTTAAGCATTTGTGCGCGGGAAATAGCCATGGTGAGCTCCTTAGATGCCGACGGCGTTGGTGAAACTGTGGAACCCGGGGTTGAACTTGATCAACACATCGGGGAAGGCGTCGCCGATTGGAGAAACAACGGCCACAATGCGGAAGGCCGCAGCAGTGGTAACGGTGTTCGACTCAATGGCGCTGGTAGAGTTGCCGGTGCGAACGGTACCCGTCGCGGACGACTGAGCGGCTGCGAAGAAGGTATTGGCGCCAATGTCCGACTGATCGATCACACCATTCATCTGCGCCTTGAAGAGCACGTTTGGATCAGCGACCACGAAAGCCTTGATCGCGGTGCCGACCGGGGCTGCATAACCTGCAGGATAGAACGTGTCGTTGATCAGCTGACCTTGACCGTTGATGTACTCAACGCCGAGGAACACACCGATGGTGCCGACAGGGAAGTTGTTACCANTGCCATCTGCACCNGTACTNGTGACCAAGGTGATGAAGCCATCCGCACCAATAGNAACCACCTGACCCGTAAACAGGTTGGTAGCGATACCAGCAGGATTGACAAGATACTGCTCAACAGCACCTGCGTAAGACATGCCGTCAGAACGACGAATGGGCTTGAGCCCGCCGGGGGATGNAGTTTTAGCCATATTGAACTCCTAGTTTAAGAACCGTTTCCGAAACCCCTGCCCTTGGTCACGCTAGTTTTAACTTTGCTGAACTTAGGCATAAGGGCGCTATTTTGGGACATGTACTGCTCGTCCACACTCGACATCTGCTGCGCGTTTTTGTTTGCGTAGTATCGACGTCGAGCAATCACCTTCTCTTCTGCGTTCTTGCAGAGCATCAGTCCACCCACTTCGACGTTGCCATCCTTGTCTCTAAGATGGATCAACTCGGGGTAGTCTTCAGCCCTGACCGGAACCCAACCCTCACGGAACCGCTGTGACACGTTGCGTCCGTTGGCATCACCCAGCACGTGAGTGGCTACCCATCGAAAGCTCCAGCCGGGCTCTGCCTGGGGAATGGGAAGTTGATCTGGTGGAACGTAGTCAATCCGCTCGTCTTGTGCACGAACCTCTTGTTCGCGGGTGCTTCGTGTAACCATGCTCATTCTCCTTTTCCGAACAACTGTGCCGCATACTGCTGCGGTGTGATATTTAGCCTTTTACACAAATTGACCTGCGACTGAGTCAAGGTGACTCGGCGCTTGCCTGACTGCGTGCGCTCTACAGCAGCAACCGGTGAGGCTGCTTTGCGGCGGGGCGCTGACTCATTACCTGCGGTGTCGTTCGAGGAGTAAAGCTCTGGAAACCGTTGCTTCATGCGAGCGTTGATCTGCTCGTAGTACCCATCACTGCCGGACGCATGACGTCCGTCTTGCACGATTTCTTGATGCAGCCCAAGTGCGTAGCTGGTTTCGGCGACGTGTCGAGGATTTGTGAACCATGAGTTGTCAGCCATCCAGGCTTTCGTCTTAGGGTCCAACGCTTCCGTTTGCGTCTGTTGCTGTGGTTGTACCACACTTCGGCTCGGAGCAACAGTAGGTGCTCGAAATTCCTTAGCGTTGTTCAGCTTAATCTTAGCATCATACAGCGCTTCCTGTGCTGCCGTCACCTCATCGGGGTCCAGCGTCTGGTTAGCCGTTATAAGTTTTGCCCGGGCCGCTGCTACCTCAGCCTCGGCAGAAGCCATGCTGATCTTGGAATACTCTGCGGAGCCGTCAGTGTATGCCTTGCGTAGGCTCTCATTTTCCTGATGCAACCTTCGGGTGTGCTCCAGAACCGCGTTGTGCTCGCGCTCGAGTGCTTCACGCTTACGACGTTCGTCGTGACGTGCATGGGTCAGCTCACCAATGCGGGCTCGGGCCTTCTGGCCATAGTTGGCCATCTCATCGTCGGTCGGCTCAGGTACATCGCGCTGCAGTGGTCTGGCGCGCTTGTCCGCTTCAGGGGTGTCATCAACGATGTCAACTTCAAAGTCATCGCGGCCATCGGGTATATCGACGACAACTTCCTTCGACTCCTCGGTGTTTTCTATGACATCAAAGTCACGATCGAACTCTTCGTGTGGGAATTCCACTTTTGATTTTCCAGGCATCTTGTCTCCTTATGCAGCTGCACGGGTGATACCGCGCGGGTCAAGCACCACAGCTTCTACCTGATCATCATTGATCAAGCGCCACTCAGTGCCACGGATTTTGAAACGCGTACCGGTATAGGTACGCACAAGAATAAAGTCACCTTCCTTGCACCAAGGCCCCGTAGGGAACTTCTCTTTATCGCGGTATGCCAGCGGCCCTACCTTGGCGACGAAGAGCACGGTGGTACCAATCTCCTCGTTCTTGCGCACCATGTCGGCCTTGACAATACTAGAGTTCTCGAAGGTGTCTCCAGCATCGGGGATTGCACACAGGATCTTGTATCCGCAAGGTTCTGGTATTTGGCGCCCTCGTTGTTCTACTGGAGCGTTCTCAAACTCCTCGTCCGTTGCCTGCGTGACAGTAGGTACCGGCAGCATGCCCACAGGCAGGATAAGACCGGGTCGGTTCAGCGTTTCAATCATCTGCGTCATTTACGTTCTCTACTTTCTTTTGCACGGCCTTGATGTGAGCGATTGCGATGTCTAGGCCGTGAATTTCACCGCAACCGTATTTGTAGGCGGCAAGGTCTGCGCCGCCCATGAGTAAGGACTGAACGCGAGCCTCGCGCTCCTCCTCAAGTAGTTTCACAACATATTCTGCGAAGTCATCAATCATCTGATGCTTTAACCTGTGTTGTTTTGGTTCAACATCTGCATGAGCCGCATAGCAGCTTCTCGGTCCTTTTGCACGACGTCTTGATCTTCCGCGCGGATGTTAACACCCACTTTAGCAGCAGATATAACTAAGTTTTGCTCAGCAATCTCATTACGGGACCGCTGTTCTTGCTCTCGCAATACTAGGTCATCAACATCTTTACCAGCACCAATCGCTAGTTTCTTGTCTTCCCGCGCACTCTTGTCTGCCATGTCGGCGATGTCTGCCTTGGTCTTGTTCATCGTCGATTCGGCCAGCTTGTCTTTGCGGTCGGCGTCGCGCATCTGTATTTGGACCACGGGGTCTTGCTGCGCTTGCTGAGCTTGCTGCGCTTGTGCCTGGGCTTGCTTGCGTTGTAGCAGGCGCATTGCAGCGCGTGCCATGAGCTTGGACACTGCGACCTCGATCTCTGGAGGCAACTCTTCATCCTCTGGAGGTAATACAACACCCAGCTCTGCCTCGATTTCTTGGCGATACATGAAGGCTGTGTGCTCGGCAATGTGTGCTTGCAGGGCTCCCATCATCATCTGAGCCTTTGGGTTCTGGCCAATCATCTGCTGCATGCCAGGGTCTTGCATGGCTGTTTGATGTACTTGCATGTGCGCTGC